CTCTTCTTGAGAAGTATGTAAAGTCTACTGATAATAGTGTTGATGATGTACTTTTTGCAACTGTTAAAGATGCACTCTTTAAAGCACAAGCATGATTACTTGTTTAGTGACCAATTGGGGAGTAACTGTCATTTTGGGGTTACTCCTTTCTTTGTCAGAGTGGATGGCAAAGACAAATAAAACAGAAGCTAATGGAATACTGGACTTTACACAGTTATTTCTAAAAAAGGTATTGCATAAATAATACACAGGATATTAAGTTTATTGGAGTAAAAGATGTCTCTTTACGGAAGAACCGACTCAAACACAAATAAAACAAAAGCTGGAATTGGTGTTGCGGCATCGTCAATCACACCTACGATTGTTTTTGTTGATGAAACAGAAGCAGCATTAAATGAAAACCGCACCCGTGGTATTGACGGACCTGGTTGGTGGTCCTATTCCACATATACTACAGAAGCTGGTGATACCCGCCATAAAGCAGAAAAACTTGTAGCACTTGCTGATCCTGATACCAATGCTAATGAGACTCAATCTGACGATACTATCGCAGCAGATGTAGCATCGGCAGTAACCATCACTGGACAACCTGCTAACTCCACTTCTTCTAGTGGCGCGGGCACATTCACTGTTACCACCAGCACCACTGGCACACCTGGATCTCTCACCTTTAAGTGGCAGCGTCAAACTTATACTGGTACAACTTGGAAGGATATTACAGCATCTCTTGACTCTGGAATTACCTATGCAGGTTTCACAACTGCAACTCTTTCATATAGTGGACTTACTGGTACAAGTAAGAATGGTTATAAGTATCGCGTGAAGATTACATCTGCAGGTGGTACTGAAGAGATCATTTCTGATGGAGCTGCTACCCTCACATTTGGCACCTAATAGCATATGAATTTCAGCGAATTGAATGAAGGCAACTACATTCTCTTCGCTATGAAGCATTATGAAAATCCTCACTGTGTAACCAGAGAGGATTTTGATGAAGATATGAAGAGGTTTAAATATCTAAAAAGATTATTTAAAAGATATTTGAAAGGTGGGTTGCTTAGGACCCACCTTATTATAAACCACCTGATTATTCTCTATAATGTTTTTGGCGAAGCGACTACACCCTTACTTTTCTTCAAATTAGAAAGGGAATATTGGTGCATACTAAAAACTTTTTTGCTTTTCTTAAATAAATATCCAATAGGTATGATGCCAGATTTAGATATTGATGAAGACATACAAGAGGAATTATACACAATATGAACGAAGAATTAATGACAACTGGATTTACTGGCGGAGACTCGGCAACTGGTCCTACTGCTGGAATGGATCCTGTCATGAGATTTCGTAAAAAAAGAAAGAAGTCTAAACTACCTGAGCAGGCGGTACCTTCTCGTCTATTTCAATATAAGGTTTCTATTCCTACTGTCGGAGATACAGTTCTCTATGCAAATTCTCCAGCAGAGTTGATGCAAAAACTTCGTTTACTAATCAATCCTCGTTATAGAGGTGAGATTAACATTGAGCGTATTATGCCTGTTAATGCAGCTAAATTTTTCATGGATAAAAGGAGTAAGCACATGCGTAATATGCAAGAGCAAGACGATAAAGCTCTTCAACAACAAATAACTGCCCAGCAGGTTGCTCTAGAGAAGCAAAAAGTGCAGGCAAAGGTTAAAGCAATGCAAATGCAATTACAGAAAAAAGCTGCTGCTCTAAAAGCAAAGGCCAGGGTCGGTGGAGCACAACAGAGTGTAGACCAGGGGTAATATGTTTGGGATTGGTAAAGACCTAGAAGTTTTAGAAGCCAAGTTTCAAATATATGAAGATCTCTCCAAGGAGATGCTTGACAAACTTGAGAGAGCAGTAGATAAAATCAGTGAGGGTAACCAAGCAGTTGCCCTTATATTAGAGCGTCACGAAAATAGATTAGAGCAGTCTGATAAAGCAGATGCTGCGATCATAGAATTAATTAAAGGAATTAATTCTAAACTAGACAAGCTCGAAAAAAGAATTGACGATCTTTCAAAATTTCGTTGGATGACTATTGGCGTCGCTGCTGCTGCTACTGTTGTTATTGGTTCAGCTACATTCTTTGGTAATATCTTGACAGTGGGCAATGGAAATGGTAACCTAGGAATTCCTCAAGAACATCTTAAGTGATTGATAACCTTTTTCTGAATCGTGTATCTTGTCGTCTTGACAAGTTTAAGCGGATAAGAGATGGACTGTACACATTCCGATGCCCCTATTGTGGTGACTCTCAAAAGCACAAAAATAAAACCAGAGGATACTTCTACGAAAAAGGCAGTGGTCTCTCATTTAAATGTCACAACTGTGGGGTTGGTAGGTCATTTGGAAATTTTTTGAAGGACCATGCTAACGATGTATATGATGAATACGTCATGGAAAGGTATCAGCGTGGACTGACGGGAAAGCATAGAAATGTTGCTAATCCTAAAATTAATTTTGAGAAACCAAAATTTGTAAAAAGACAAACAGATCTTCCTACAATTGAATCACTAAATAGTGATCACCCAGCAAAAAAATATCTGCTAAACAGAGGTATACCTCAAGCATTTCTAAAAGACTTATATTGGGCAGATGAATTTGTTTCTTGGGCAAAACAGCAAAGATCGGGAATATTGTCAGATGTGAAAAAAGATCATTCTAGGATTATCATACCACTTCTAGATAAAGACAAGAATTGGTTTGGATTTCAGGGAAGATCCATTGATCCTAAGAATCCCCTTAGGTACATGACAATTATATTAGATGAAAATAAACCAAAACTTTTTGGATTGGATAGAGTTGATGAAACAAAAACCGTATACATTACTGAAGGACCGTTTGACTCACTCTTCATTCGCAACGCGATTGCTATGTGTGGAGCTGATGTTAATCTTGACGACTGGGGGTTTGGCGATCGTGTTTGGATCTATGATAACGAACCACGAAATAAAGAAATTGTCGCCCGATATGCCGCTACTATTGATAGAGGAGAAAGAGTCGTCATCTGGAATTCTGAGGTAAAGGAGAAAGATTTGAATGATATGGTTATTGCTGGCCGAGATGTACAACATGTGGTAGAATCAAACACCTATCACGGACTAGAAGCAAAAGTAAAATTATCTGAATGGAAGCGAGTATGAGTAACGGCATCAAAGTTGTCAAAAGAAACAGTCAAACTGAATCTCTCAATCTAGATAAGATTCACATAATGGTAGAACATGCCTGCAAAGGTCTTGCTGGTGTTTCTGAATCACAAGTTGAAATGAATGCAGGTCTTCAATTCTTTGATGGTATTGAGACTAAAGACATTCAAGAGATTCTTATTCGATCTGCAAATGATCTTATTTCCCTAGAATCACCAAATTATCAGTTTGTTGCTGCTCGTCTTTTGCTATTCAGTTTGAGGAAAGCAGTTTACAATGGACACCCAGATGGACACCCAACACTGTTGGAGCATGTACAGGGATGTATAGAGAAGGGAGTTTATGATCCTGATATACGATCAAAGTATACGAATGATGACTGGGATAAATTGAATAGTTTTATTGATCATGGGCGTGATTATCTATTTACTTATGCAGGAATGCGTCAGGTTGTGGATAAGTATTTGGTCCAAGATCGCAGCACTGGACAGATCTATGAAACGCCTCAATTCATGTATATGTTGATTGCTGCAACTTTGTTTCAAGATTACGATGCCCCACACAAAATCGATTATGTCAGACGCTACTACGACGCGATCAGCAAGCACAAGATCAACATCCCAACTCCCGTCATGGCAGGAGTTAGGACAACTCTCAGACAATTTGCAAGCTGTGTTCTTGTTGATGTTGATGACACCCTCGACAGTATCTTTAGCAGTGACATGGCTATTGGCAAGTATGTTGCTCAAAGGGCAGGCATCGGTATTAACGCGGGTCGAATCCGTGGTATCAACAGTAAAATTAGAGGCGGAGAGGTTGCCCATACTGGCGTTGTACCGTTCCTCAAAAAATTTGAGGCAACTGTCCGATGCTGCACTCAAAATGGCATCCGAGGTGGATCTGCTACGGTCCACTTTCCAATCTGGCATCAGGAAATAGAAGATATTATTGTATTAAAAAATAACAAAGGTACGGAGGATAACCGTGTTAGGAAACTTGATTACTCGATTCAACTTAGTAAACTCTTCTACGAACGATTCATCAAGAATGAATCAATGCATCTTTTCAGCCCTCATGATGTCCCTGGTCTTTACGCCGCTTTTGGCACTCCTGATTTTGACACTTTGTACACAAAATATGAAGCAGACCCAACCATCCCCAAGAAATCTATTAGTGCTCAGCAACTCATCTTGGATTTGTTAAAGGAAAGAGCAGAGACTGGTCGTATTTACATTATGAATATTGACCATTGCAACTCCCATTCATCTTTCAAGGATAAAGTTTACATGAGTAACCTGTGTCAGGAGATTACTCTGCCTACAGACCCCATCAACCATATAGATGACGCTGATGGTGAGATCGCTCTCTGCATTTTATCTGCCATCAATGTAGGTAAACTAAAGAGTCTTGATGAATTGGATAGTCTTTGCGATCTTGCAGTACGAGGGTTAGATGCATTGATTGATTACCAGGGATATCCAATTATTGCTGCTAAGCAATCCACACTCAATCGTAGATCTTTAGGTATTGGATATATTGGTCTCGCTCATTACCTTGCAAAGCACGGCGTTAAGTATGATCAGCAAGCAGCATGGAAACTGGTGCATGAGTTGACCGAGAGATTCCAATATGCTCTATTGTCATCCTCAAATAACCTCGCAAAGGAAAAAGGTAAATGTGGATACTTTGATCACACAAAATATTCTGACGGAATTCTTCCGATAGATACATACAAGAAGGAAGTGGATGATATTGTACCGAATGACCTATTATGTGATTGGGAATTATTGCGGGAAAATATTAAACAGTATGGATTGCGTCACTCAACCCTATCCGCACAGATGCCATCGGAAAGCAGCTCCGTGGTGTCAAATGCGACAAATGGAATCGAGCCACCTAGAGATTACTTGTCTATTAAGAAATCAAAGAAGGGGCCTCTTAAGCAAATTGTACCGCAATACACAACTCTTAAAAATAACTATACGTTGCTTTGGGATATGTCTGGGAATACTGGGTATATTAATGTTGTTGCAGTTATGCAGAAATTCTTCGATCAAGCGATTTCTGGAAACTGGTCCTATAATCCAGAGCATTACGAAGACTCTGAAGTTCCTGTTAGTATAATGGCACAAGACTTATTGAATACTTATAAGTATGGTTGGAAAACTTCTTATTATCAAAACACCTATGATGCAAAGAAGGATGCTCCTATTGAAGTCGAAATTAATGTTGACAAACTAATCGAAGATCTACTACAATCGGAGGAAGAAGACTGTGACAGTTGTAAAGTCTAAGCGAGTAAGAGGTATGACCGTATTTAACAAAAACAAAGTAGACACTAAAAAGCAACCAATGTTTTTTGGTGCTCCTCTTGGGGTGCAAAGATATGACACCTATAAGTATCCTGTCTTTGATAGACTCACTCAACAGCAACTTGGATACTTCTGGAGACCTGAGGAGGTCTCCCTCCAAAAAGATCGTGCAGATTATGCCAAGCTCACCGAGCAGCAAAAACATATCTTCACTTCCAACTTGAAGTATCAGATCATGCTTGATTCTGTGCAGGGTCGTGGGCCTGGTATGGCATTCATCCCCTACTGCTCGCTACCTGAATTAGAAGCATGTATGACTGTATGGGAATTTATGGAAATGATTCACAGTCGCTCATATACTCATATCATCAAGAATGTATATTCAAATCCTAGTGAAGTATTTGATACAATCTTAGATGATGAGAATGTTCTTGAGAGGGCAGCATCCGTAACAGAATCTTATGATGATTTTATTGAGTCTGCTCACCAATATGATAATGGAAATAGTTGGAGATTTGCAAATGAAGGAGTTTCTCTAGGACTTTATGATCGCATAGAATTGAAGCGTAAACTCTATAGAGCAGTTGCCAACGTTAACATTCTTGAAGGTATTCGCTTCTACGTTAGTTTCGCTTGCTCTTTTGCATTTGGTGAAAACAAACTCATGGAAGGATCAGCAAAGATTCTTTCTCTTATTGCTCGGGATGAGAATCAGCATTTAGTCATCACTCAAAATATTCTTAATAAATGGATTGAGGGAGATGACCCAGAAATGGTAGAGATTGCTAAGGAAGAGAAGGGATATGTGCTTGATATGTTTACTCGTACAGTAAACGAAGAAAAGCGTTGGGCACAATATCTCTTTAAGGATGGATCAATGATCGGTCTTAATGATCGTCTACTCAATAATTACGTTGAGTGGATTGCTAATCGTCGTATGAAAGCGATTGGATTTGATCCAATCTATGATGTGCCTGCAAAGAATAATCCACTACCCTGGACTGAGCACTGGCTCAACTCAAAGGGGCAACAAAATGCACCCCAAGAAACGGAGATTGAAAGTTATGTCATCGGAGGAATCAAACAAGACATCACAGAAAATACTTTCGCAGGATTCAGTCTCTGACACCTGGGAAAATCTTCTTGATACTGCTGGTCAACTCACACCTGATGTTTCAGATATTATTTGGGCAGCAGAAAAAAAGAAGGCATTAAAAAATATTGAGACTGTATCTGAGTAAACCAGATTTTATACAGGATCTAAAATAAATAGTAATGTAGCAAATGCTACTTTCTCAATAATATTGAGAAATACGTTCATTCGCTATTTGCGAATAGCGAACGGAAGTAAGCCGACTCGGAACGGATCGTTCATCTATGGAAATCATTCTCTGGACTTGCGTTGAAGCTCAAAAGCTTATTAACAATGCCCTTATCTCTAAATCAGTTTCTGATCAGGTAAAGGCAGAGTTAGTTGAGATTTATAAAGAACACGCACCAAAGACTTGTAAATTCATAGACGCAAAAGCCGACTGAAGGAACGCTCTTTAACCTCAAAATCTAAGGAGAAACCTAATGTCGAAAGTAGTATACCGTGGCGTTGAGTATGATACTGTACAACGCCGTCAAGCACAGGCACAAGTACAACAACAACCTCAACAATACAATGAGACCTACCGTGGGGTCAAATTTGTAAAAGAGGGGAAGCAGGGATGACAGCAACCTATCGTGGTGTGAAGTATAATACTCACACTCCAAAACTGCAGTACCGTAAGTGGTATGCAGAAACACATGCACCATCTCATCCACCAAATAAGTATCGTGGTATTCCCTACCGTCCATGTAACAACTGGAACTGGGAGGAAAAGCAATGAAAAAACTTAACTTCCTACAATTGATTAAGGAACAAAAGCAAAAAGAGGAGCGTCGTTATCAAGCACAACTAGCACAACTAGTGGGAGCAAAATAATGATGCAAACTATCCTAACTCTAACTGCTGCTGCAGCTCTAGGGACAATCTTACTATCAACCTACATTCAATGGTTGTATAAGTATTAAGTTATATGTAAAAGATACAAATGTTAGTGAATAAACACAAAGTATACTAGATAGTATATCTTATGGAGTAGAAAGATGATCTGAAACTCTTGTTATTATTATTTTACTCGGAGGTCATTATGCATAACATAATTTCTTATAACCAACTAGCAGGGTGGAAACAATTCGAAACCACCATTGACAGATGTAATAAACAAAACGAGTTAATTAATGATTACTTTAATTGTTTAATTGAGTGTGATGACAAACAACAAACTTGTAAACGTATTTGTAAGGAGTTAATTTTAAAAGGATAATCTGGCTGATAGTTTTTTCGCAATCTTTTTAACGGGGGCATGTGCCCCCTTTTTTGTCTAAATAGTTCGACAATATGCATAAGAGATCCATGAAAATTTTTCTGGACTGCTCAGATGCCGATCTAATTGAACATGCTTATGATACTGGTTTAATTGATGGTGTAACAACGAATCCATCATTAATGCGTAAGTGTGGTAAAAATCCTGTGGAAGTTATTACCGAAATTTCAAGTATCTTTCCATGGACTGCCTCAATATCAGCAGAAGTTATAGGAGAAACTGCTGGTGACATGCTTGAAGCTGCTGATGAATATCTAGAGATCGGTCCAAACATCACAATAAAAGTACCTTGCACTAGAGAGGGGTTAAAGGCGTGTAAGACGCTCTCCTCTGAGGCGGTGCCCGTTAACGTTACTCTAGTCTTCTCTGCCGCCCAGGCGATCCTAGCGGCGAAAGCGGGAGCAAAATACGTTTCTCCCTTCGTAGGTCGTCTAAACGATCAATATTGGGATGGTGTTACCTTAATTGAGGAGATTGCAGATTTATATGCAACGCATAATGTTAACACAGAAGTACTTGCTGCTTCTATTAGGGAGGCTCGTCAAGTCCCCGCTTGTTTTAGAGTGGGTGCTGATATTTGTACTATCCCTTATGACATCTTCCAGAGATTATATGATCACACATTAACTGATGCTGGAATTGCAATATTCAATAAAGATTGGGAAGACCTACAAAAATTAATTTAATGAGACGTACTTGACGATTATAGCCATTAGAAGTACAATCAACACTGTCGGGGTTGAAAATACATATGGAACAATCAAAGTTAAAAGAGTTAATAAAAGCGATCAAACTTTTAACCGAAGAATTAGAATCTGAAGTATATTCAGATACATCTAAATATCTCTATCATGATGATAAGAGGGTATCTGTAGAAGATGACGACGGAGAAACTGATTAGTTATGACAACCCTTGGATCTACAATGGGGAAGTATTTGATACAGATCATATTCAAGATTATTTTGGTTTTGTTTATCTCATACACTGCGTTGCAACTGGTCGTAAGTATATTGGTCGAAAGTATTTCTGGAGTTACCGCACACCAAGAGGAAAATCTAGAAAAGTTAAGTCAGAGTCTGACTGGAAAAAGTATTACGGATCCAGTGATGAGCTCAAAGAAGATCTCAAAAAGTACGGAAAACTACACTTTCAACGGACTATTATGAGCCTACATAAAAGTAAGGGAATCACAAATTTTGAAGAGACCCGTCAATTATTTCTCAATAATGTACTAACGGAGGCGATGTCAGATGGCATACCAGCATATTACAACTCAAACATTCTCGGTCGGTACATGCGTAAGGACTATTTTAAAACTGGACCAGATGCTTGACCTCAGATGAGGCATCTGCTATAATTACGGGGTAGTCAAGGGAGACTTTCATGAGTATCTATTTCGATCTAGTTGAAGATCCTTCGATCAAAGATCAAATGTTTGATTTGTTTATTGATCAATTGCATCTTATTGCAGAGACTTATTATGAAGATAATTCTCCTTTTGCTACTGCCCCGACTGGTCCAGTAGCTCAGTGGAATAGAGCAACTGCCTTCTAAGCAGTCGGTCGCTGGTTCGAATCCAGCCTGGATCGTTGTCCTTCGGGACAAATAGGTCCAATAGAGGTAAAGTCTATGACTACAGCACAAAAATTCTCATCTGTTATTGACATTCTTTGGAGTGCCATTAATCGAGATATTATTCTTGACGCCGAGTATCCTAACATTTATAATAAAGTCCTTAAACATTATGAGGATCGCGGCGTTGATTTCTATGGTGATATAGACGAGGATTACGATATCCTCTTAACCAAACTTGAAACAGACCTAACACCACATTATGCCTAAAAAAGCGAGTGTTCTTCTAGAACGTTTTCCTTATCGATATGTCTCTGTTGGGGTGCTCGATAACGGGCACCTCGATTATCGAATCCAAAAAGTAGATTCCTACACTGGAAAATATCGAGACATGTATCTTTGTGATAATGAGATGCAAATTTTAACAGCAATTGAAGATTTTGAATACACTAAATGGTTAGATCCCGATCGAGTACCTTGTTACATTAAAGACGACTATGACTCTGAAAACTAATTTTACTGTTGCAGTAGATGCACTCCGAGATGCATTTAAATCTGCTCTTGACGATCCAAATTTTTCTGACAATACTCTTTCAGAAGTTTGGCGGCATTATCTTGGAATGCAATCCATTCTCAAAAATCTTCCTAAAGAGTATAACTATACTCTAACTAAGAATGAAAATGGAGATGGGTCCGTTAACTTCAATTTTACTGGACTTGATGAATATCCTTATCCTGCCGCTGATACAGTACCGATACCGATTTTTGGTAATATGGGTGAAGATGTAATTACATTTTCCTAGTCTTTGCCAATAGACTTTAAACTAGATGGTTGCACCCGTAAGGCAGATGTCCATACGCATATGTTAAGGTTTCCAATTTCCATCAAAAATTGGTGGTGCGGATGGGACTCTCTCCCGCCTGGTTTCTGGTCCAGTCAAAACCAGACCTTGCACATGTGGCGGAATTGGTAGACGCGCTGGGTTTAGGTTCCAGTGATTTAATCGTGGAGGTTCAAGTCCTCTCATGTGTATTATAAGTAAATCAAAACAATCAGCGGCTTGACGCTCCTTTATTTTTGCTATATAATTATGTTGTAAAAATTTACAAAACAACATGACTGTAACTAAAAATGAATGGGGTCAAGCAAACATGTGGGCAAAAGAGCCTTCTATGTACATGACCAAAGAAGATCTTGACCGTTACGGTATCGAACCATATGCCGAAAAGGCGGAGAAAACTAATGGACGCTGGGCTATGGTCGGTATTATTGCTGGGTTTATTTCTTATGCTCTCACTGGTAAATTATTCTTCGGCGTCTTCTGATGAGTAGTGGTTATGTTGGGGTGCCTGCTCCTGAAGTTTTAGAAGATGATCCTTGGTTTGGTCCTGCACCATGGACTGAGAAATCTTTTGCTATCAAAAAAGCGAGACTTCAAGCAGAAATGGATATGCAATTACTTCCTGAATATTCTGAGCCCCAACCAAAAGAACCAGAAAATATTCATCAAGTAATCTATGAAATTGCAACAAAAAATGTTGCAACTACTTTAGCACTAGATCCATTCCCATCTTTAGGAGGATCTGAAAACTTTCAAGGTGGATGGATGTCTGGCGTTGGTCCCCATAATGTGCTATAATGACGATCTAATGTAAAGTTTTATTATGGATCACACAATCGTTGAAATTCTTGTCGGTTATGTCGTTGCAGGAGCACTGATTCTCGGAGCACCAGCAATCTTCTTTCTGATCGTATTCATGCCGTCTCTGATGAACACCAAAGGTGCTGTCGTCGGATACAAGCTTCACCGTGACTATGGTGATAGTTCTATCTACTCTAAGGTAAAGTAATGTTCACTAGTTTATTCGCAGTATTATTTGCTGTGCTACAATTTGTCCAAGTGCCACAATGGGATAATGATTGGAAAAAATGTTCGGTTGCCGTACCTGACACTGCTTGTCATTGGTACGTCGTCAATCCTGATAATACATTCGGCAAGGGATTTTCTTGGATTACCGC